AGTTAGCGCCTGCATCACCGACCTCGCGAAGTACCTGGGTGGAAAATCAGCGGTATCTAGCGCATAGCCTCACCCTATATTCGTCTACATCGCTTCCCGAAGCGCTACAGATGACGCACAGCGAGGTTGAAGCCTTCTTTGAGGGCAAGGCCCACGCAGAGTGGCGCAAAGGGAAGGAACAAGAGCTAAAGCTGCAGGCAGCGGTAAACGATCGCCTTAACGGGGTCATACGCGCCTGCGGCGCAATAGTAAAAACGGTGGCATCACTGGGGCGTCGCTGAAAGACGTCATGAGGTGTCCAGCCATGCGCAATAGGAGGCAATGTGGCAGAACCAGCGACTAGCGCAGCGGCGGCAACGATGACGGCGACCGGGATAGGCCTTGCAGCCTTGCTGCCATGGATCAATGCCAGCTCCCTTATGGGGGCTGCATTGGGGGCGGGACTGGTGGCCTATAGCAAGAATGACCTAAGGGCGTGGCAGCGCATCGGCGCGTTATTGTTTTCGGCGCTGTGTGGCTACTTGATGGCCCCTGAGATTATTGCCCAAACGCCAGTAACGCATGACGGCACTGGCGGGTTTGTGGGGGCCATTGTGATAGTGCCGCTGTCGCTAAAACTCATTAAGTACGTCGATAAGCTGGATGTTTCGACGTGGCTAGATCGCCGAAAAGGAAAGGCAGGTGAGGATGACAATGGCAATGGCTGAGGCAGCGTTCATTCAAACTATCGCACCCACGGTCGCGGCGTTTAGCTACTTTATCGCTGCGCTGCGGTTAGTCCTCTTTCGGCGTGGCAGCTTGCGCTACAAGCGGCATGTGTCGCTGTTGGCCAGCGCCCTTGTAGGCACCTTCTTGTGCGCCGGGTTAGAGATCGTATTTTTCAAGCCGGATATCAGTATTTTTCAAAGCGCTTTAGCGCTGATGTTTTGCGTCTTGACGCTTCGTGCGCGCGGGAACGTGGCCACACTAATGAGGGTGCATCATGATCTTACGGCGAGGTGACGAGGGCAAGGCAGTGCTCAAGCTACAGCGCAGCCTGGGCTTTACTGGCGATGACGTTGATGGTGATTTTGGCCCAGCAACTAAGCGTGCCGTGCAGGCCTTTCAAAAGCGTAACGACCTGGTGGCTGATGGCATAGCAGGGCCTAAAACGCTGGAAGCACTGTCAGGTACTGGCAAGGTCAAGATTAAACGGCTTAGCCAGCGCGACATTGAGCGCATTGCCGATCGCCTGAATGTCGAGGTGGCTGCCGTAATGGCTGCCAATGAAGTTGAGTCCAATGGTAGCGGCTTCTTAAGCGATGGGCGTGCGGTGATTCTATTCGAGCGCCACGTCATGCGCCGCAACCTAGAAGGCATTGGGCGCGATGCCGACCTTTTAAGCAAGTATTTGCCCGACATCATTAACAGCACGCCGGGTGGCTACAGAGGCGGCGAAGCTGAGTACGATCGTCTCCATTTGGCCCGACAAGTTGATGAGGCAAGCGCTATCAGTGCGGCATCGTGGGGCCTATTTCAGATCATGGGTCACCATTACGCAACGCTAGGCTTTGAGTCTCCCCAAGCGATGGAGGCGGCTGCCAACGATAGCGAAGGCGCGCAGCTTGAAATGTTCGCCGCGTTCATCGAGGCAGATCCACGCCTGCACCGCGCGCTGAAAAGCCTGGACTGGGCAACCTTCGCGCGCATCTATAACGGCCCTGCTTATGCAAAGCATAACTACCACGGTCGTATGTCGGATGCTTTCGATGCCCATAGCGAAACGCTCAAGGAGGCAGCATGACGCCTGCACTGGTGGTAATGGGGGTCATGATGGCCGCGCTTGGTCACTTGGTCCATCTGCTGAAAAAGGTGGTTGAGCTAAGGGCGTCGGGTGAGCAAATAGGCCTGGTCGGCTTTGTCTTGTCGCGCCCTTATCGCACAGCGCTTGGGGTCGCGGGCAGCGCAGCCGCGATGGGCTACTTGTTTGATTCGGGTGACGTAACGGCAATGGCCGCGTTTGGTTTCGGTTATATGGCCGATAGCGGGCTAGCCATGCTGGATAATCGCGGAGGAAGGCGACCATGAGCAAGATTTGGCAATTACTGGCAGCCGTTATGGGCTTTGTTGCCTTGGTGCTGGGGGTGCTGCTGAAAGGCGCCCAGCGCAAGAGTGAAGCGGCTACAGAGCGCGCGGAGAAGCAAAAGCGCCGTGCTGATACGTCTGAAGAACGAATTGAGCAGCGCCAAGCGGCGGATAACGCCAGCGCAAACGCCAAAGCAGAAGGGGATAGGCATGTTGAAAGCGTCCGCAATGAAGCTCGCAGTGGCCAGCGTGATCATTTTGAGTCTGGCTGGGTGCGCGACGAAGACTGAGACCGTTTTCTTGCAGGATCCGCTACCCCTTCCCGACAGGCCGAATCTACCCCTAATGCCTAGCGACGAGATGCAGTGTTTGTCCGACGAGGCTTATGAAGGGCTTGCGGTGCGCGATGCGACGCTAATAAAGCATGTTGAGCGCCTGGAAGACATTATCAAAACTACCCATTAGCAGCCTTTGGCAGCCTTATGCCGCCTTTCGGCAGGGAAAAATGACGCTTCCTGCGTGATGTGAGGCGATACGATTTGCACTCAGGCCGTGGTACGCCATGGCTCATTTCCACCAAGTGAGAGCTTCGCTATGACCGTATCCAATGCCGCCTATCTAAAGGGGTTCTACGACCAGACCAAGGCCATGGGCCTAAAGGCCGTTAACTCTGACTTCACGTTTGAGATTGAAGGCTTTGAGCAAAACTACCTGCTAGCCCGCCAATGTCCGTGGCCCAATGTGGCGACCCAAGGCGAAATTGAGGTTCCTACACCGATGGGCGCCTCTGCCTGGGAACCTCAACAGGTTCGCGTGAACCACCAAGGGGCCGTGACCTTCATGGAGGTGACCGCTGGCAGTATTGATCAAATGCTGGTGGATATCATCGCCAACGGCGGCACGTTCAACGCCAAGATTTACGAGGGCACGCCTGAACGCTACCTGCGCTACAAGCGCATTACCGACGCATTCCTGCAGATTGATGACCCCGATCGTGACTGGGAGAACCGCAGCCAGGTGCTGACGTTTGCCGGTACCATGTTCTTCCATTACTTCGGTGAAATCGTGGAAGGCAATAGCTCGGATTATCGCTAATGGCCACGCTGACCGCCTTGGTTCAGCGCTTCGCCGATAATGAGCGCGGCGCTGCCAACATTCTACCCATTGATTCCGTCACGGCTCAGGCCGTGGCGGCGGTATCGTTCTACGCAGGCTTTGCAGAGCTAACCCACCTGGTTGAGGGTGCTGATATTGACGGCAGCCTTGAAATTACTTTGTCGGAGTGGGCCGAAATTCGCCCGCTGTTCATACTCTACGTGGAGCGTGAAACGGCGCTGCAAATGGAGGCTACGCGCGGCATGGGTGCTGACGTGTTTGGGCGCTCAAGCTCCGAGGTTGGCGGTGAAATCATGCAAATGGAGGCCGATCTACCGCGCCGCGTGTTTTTCCTTCCTATCGTGACGGTGTGACCCGTGGAACTCTACTTCGGTGAAAATGGCGACCAGCGGATAAGGGGTGACTTTATTCGCCGCGCGGTGCTTCGTTCTGACTTGGTACCCATACCACTGACGCTAGAAGCCGACATCCGTGTCGATACCGACACCGTGGCTGAGTTTGCCGAGGGGCGCTCTATCACTACCTACGGCGGTGATGAGCTGGAGATTATTAAGAGTGAGCATATCCAGCAGGCGCGCATGCAAGGCGAGAGCATGGCGGGCTACGTTCGCTTGGTTGCCACGCTAAAGCCGGTGACGCCAGTTGCTTTTATCAAAGAGCGCGCCGTTATCAAGCATAACGCGACGCTTTCTGACATTTACCGCGCGTGCGGGGCCACCTTGCGCGGCATTGAGGGCGACTTCGCTGTACCGCGGTTTACGTGCTTGGCTGGCGAAGCGCACACCTATCATATTGCGCGCGCGCTTCAGGAGGCGGGCGGCGTAGTGCGGTGGCGGGATGGGAGGCTGGCGTTTATTGCGCTGGGATCGTTGTTTGATCAAGAGCCGATCGAGGAGATCGTTGATTCCGCCTCTGATGACGTGCAATCAGGTTTTTTAGAGCGTCACGATATACCCACGTTTTATAGCGTCGATGCCGATGGCGAATTTGTTTACGGCAATCGCGGCAAGGCGCGTACCGCGCGCTATCAGCCAGGCGCTAATGCTATTTCACTGCGCAACATGACCGGCTGCCTGGTGCTGACTAAAACCACACGACTGAAATACACCCAAGAGATTGCGGCGGGTGACCTGATCGGCGTTATCGGGGGAGAGCCCCTGGTCGCCATGACGGTCGCCAGCCTGTTCGCACCCAGTGCCGATGGTGGCGAAAATGAGCAGTTCACGCGCGTTTGGCTGGGGAGGTGGGAGCGATGAGCGCTAATGGCAGCGGGCTGCTGTCGGGCAAGTGGCCAGCGGTGATTGAGAGCTACGATGGTGCGTCACGAACGTGCACGGTCAACATACCCGGCATCACTGACGGGGCTGAGAGCGGCCTTGTTGCCGAGATTGAGTACCCCATTGGCGACAAATCCCGGCATGAGACCATGACCGAGATTGAGATATTAGGGGGCGACAAGGTGTGGGTAGAGTTCATTCAGGGCGATCCGCGCTATCCGCTTATCACCGGCTGGCGAAACCCTACCGTTGGCAACGACACCGGCTGGCGACGCTGGCACCACGCCAACATGCAGTTGCTGACAGATGCCGAGATGCGCCTGCAGTCGGGCGGGCTGGTACACGTCAGTGCCAAAGACAGCATCACGCTGCAAGTGGGCAGCTCAACGGTCACCTTAACGCCAGGCGATATCACACAGCTAGCCAGCATGATCAACCTCAACTAAGGAGTCCGCCAAATGGCAAAACTACTATTTTCGTTTGATGATCTGACGCAAAAAGACAAGTCGGTAAAGGTGCTCGAAAAGTATTTCAAGCGTGCGGGCGCCAATGTCGTGAGCGTTGACGTGGATCCGCGCATCAAGCGCGCAAGCGGCGTCAGTTACCGGGAAATCAGTATCACGTTTAGCGACAGCCAAGTGGTCAAGCTGCGCATTAAGCGACCGGGTGATATCTACCAAGTCATGCTAAACCGCAAGGTTATACCTATGGCCAACCAGGACGACCATGCCAAGGCAATCGGCGAAATCATACGAGCCATGGATCAGGGCCGGAGTGCATTTCAAAAGCGCATGGCTAAGGCGAAGGTGAAGCTGCCCAAGCGAATGACCACGGCAGCGCCGCGCATGGAGAAGCGACTGGAAGAAAAGCGCGACGCTCTGAAAGAGGCGGTCGAGGATGCCCGCAAGCAGCTTTCCGAGCTAAAGCCTGAAGCGGCCGCCTAGCCCTTATGCCAACCGCTACATGGTCACCATCGCCAGAGGTGTTGTTTAGCCTGCCCGAGACGGCGGGGCCTGTTTCTACCGCGATTAGCGTTCAGGTGGAGGGCGTCGACCCTTTAACGGGCGCGCCTGCACCTATCGCGGTGACCGGCTATGAAGGTAGCATTACACCTGAGCAGGACGTACTGGTTGTCGAAGGCGGGCCAAGCGAGCTCACTATTCGATCGCCAAGCCTAGCCGGGCTTTTCCCCATTGAATTTATCGACTACCTGCAGGATGGCCAGATTGTTCGCGCGCCTGACTGGGAGAGCCTTCCGGAGAGCGCTGAGGAGCTGGTTGATTTTCGTCCCAGCCGTGAGCAAACGCGCGCCTTTCGACTGGACGTAATAGCCAGCCTGGCCGATGGCACCCAAGCCTATAACTCTTACCTTATTGAAATTCACCAAGACTGGACAGCCGGAAAAGACCGGCTAAGGAGTGAAGTCGATGCCCGCCGTGACTAGATTAGGGGATAGCTGTACAGGGCACGGTGGCTTTCCGCCGCGCAACAGCACCAGTGGTAGCGGCAATGTCATGATTAATGGCATCCCAGCCCACCGCGTTGGCGATGGCTGGGAGACGCACTGCAACCCAACACCGGTTTGCCATGCAGGCGCGCTTGCTAGCGGCTCAGGCAGCGTTAACGTCAATGGGCAGCCCTTGGGTCGTGTGGGCGATGCCGTGGACTGTGGGTCTGCTGTCGCGGCGGGCTCCCCCGATGTCTTTGCAGGCGGGTAACCACCAGGAAAAGCAGGCGCATTAACGCCTTATCTCTCCCATAGCATGACCCCTATGCGCGCAACGCGCCTTCCTGCCAACCATAGGGGTTATGCGATGACAGCTTCATCACCTCCCGTTCTTTGGAACGACCAAAGCGGTGTGCCTTTGGGCATCTCGCTGGATCAACTGCTTTACCGTATTCGCCGCTCCGACTCTGAAGATGGCTTGATCTTTGACAGCGTGACGCTAGACGACATCCTGGAAGACGCTGACGCCGTTTATGAGCTAGACGCCCTGGTGTCGACCGGGTCCATGCTGAGCCGCAAGATTACGACCATTGAGCGCATCATGAACGCCTCTGGAAAGAGCGTCAGCGTTGCGGCCTCGCAGGTATCCAGCCCCTTTAAGCGGCAAGGCGTGATTAACGTTGCGGCCATCTTTGAGCTAAGCGACGGCCAAACCGTCACCATCATGTTCCACAACCCCGATGCAGGCACTGCGAAGGCACTCAAGCCCAGCGATGAGCTCATTAGCTGGAAATGGCTGCTGAATAAGAAAGATATCACCATCGTCGTGGCACCCGAGCGTGGCAGCGACGTACCCATCCGGCAGGTAGCGCGCCGCATCATGGGGCTGGCTGAAAAGAACTCTAAAACGTTCGCGCGCATGAACCAAAAGCGTGCCGAGCGGCTTGAGTACATCGACGGCCTAAAGGGTGAGATTGGCGAGCTTGAGACCGAGCTAGACAGCCTGACCAAGCAGATTGAAATAGCCAATATCGAAACCGAAGATGCAGCCCTGAACGCGCCCAAGCCGATAACCGCCAAGGAGGGGTTAAGCCTCTTAGACGATCTGCGTCCGTGGCTTTCGCGTCAGCAGTATCGCGCCATGGCGGACGTTATTCGCAACGGCGAAGAGTCCGCCGCCTACATCGACCGCGCCAAGGTGCTGGCCAGCATCATCGACGGCATGGCCGAAACCTACGAGCAAGATGGTAAAGGCGATGATTCCACTGCCTATCTGCACTACTTCCGTGGTGGTGGCGATTGGTACATCACTGAAAAAGATGCCAAGGGCAACGGTACCGAGCAAGCGTTTGGGCTGGCGAATGCCGGAACAGGCGAGCCCGAGCTTGGCTACATTGGCGTAGACGAGCTAACCGGCGCTGGCGTTGAGCTGGATCTGTATTTCGACCCTAAACCACTTAGCCAGGTTACCCCCGTAAGCGAAGAGCAGCCCCCCGAGCCGGAAGTCGTACCCGATGAGCCCGAGCCCGGTGAGCTCACGCCTAGCGAGACGCTAATCGGGGTCAATGAAGATGGCGAGCTTGCCCCCGAAGGTGCGGAAAACATTGTTAAGACCGCTAAAGGCACTGAGGTGCAGACAGGCTTTACCGTCGTAGAAGCGAGCGAGCTAATCGCTTCTCATGACATTAATGGCGACCCCAACCCCGCCTTTCCGGAAGAATTGCAGCCACGGGATCGTGGGCGTGACGCATCTATTGCCTGGGTGAAGAAAACGGCTAGGCAACTTGACCCCGACAGTCTTGGACGCACACGCCGTGCTGACACTGGAGCGCCCATCGTGGGGCCGGATCGTGTAGTCGAGTCGGGCAACGGTCGCACAATGGCGATACAGGAAGCCTATCGCAGCGGAAGCGCCGACGAGTACCGTGAGTGGCTAGAGGAAGAGGCGCACCACTACAACCTCGATACGGGACGCATCAAGGCCATGACGGCGCCGGTGCTTGTGCGCGTGCGTACGTCGCAGATTGACCGCCGTGAGTTTGCCGTAGAGGCCAACCAGGACGACAAATTGAGCATGACCGGAACCGAGAAGGCCCGGGCCGATGCCGATCGCTTGGATGAAGCGCTCATTTCCAAGCTTGCCGACGATGGCAACCTGCTATCAGCTGCCAATCGTGACTTCATCAACGGCTTTCTACAGTCGCTGGGTGACACTGAAGCTGCCCAGTACATGACGACTGACGGAAACCCTACGGGGGCGCTCATTGCCCGCGTACAGGCAGCCATCTTTTCTAAAGCCTACAACGATGATCGCCTCCTGGAGCTAACGGCGGACGCCAGCAAGCCGGAGGTGGCCAACGTTATCAGCGCACTCAACGTCAGCGCACCTGAATTCATCCGCGCGCAAGCCGCCGATCAGGCGGGCACTGATGCCTTAACTAGCCAGATCGTGGACAGCGTTGAGACCTCGCTAAACGAGCAGGCCATTCAAGCCATCATTGAGGCCACCAACCTTGTGCGTCAGGCGAAGGCGAACGGCGCCAGTGTGGAAGAGGTGATTAGTCAGCTTGGCCTGTTCGGCGATATTCCGCCGGCAACTGCTGCCATGGCGATGTTTATCAATCAGAACAACCGCAGCGGTAAGCGCTTAGGCGTCGCTTTCCGCGCAATGGCCGAGTTCGTGCGCAAAGAGGCCGAGCGCGGGCAGACCGTCGATATGTTTGGCGAGAGCCAGAAAGCCACGCTTGAGCAGATTATCGCAGCGGCCAATCTGGAGCTGGATAAGGAGTACGGCGAAGGCAGCTACGCCATTGAGTCGCTAGATATGTTTGGCGCCTCCTCCGAGCCGCCAGCGCCTACCGAAGAGGAGATTGAGCAAGCGCGGCAATCCACCGATACCGAGCCTACCGACGAAGAAAAGGAATCCGGCGAGTATGCCAAAGGCGATATTTCCCTCTTAGGGCTGGATATTGCCATTGAAAACCCTAAAGGCAGCGAACGCTCTAGCACTACACAAGAGGGTGAGCAGTGGTCGGTGTCGATCGCTCATGACTATGGCTACATCAAGGGCACCAAGGGCGCCGATGGTGATGAAGTCGACGTGTTCATTGGCCCCGATTTGGAAAGCGAGCGCGTATTCGTTATTAACCAAGTCGGCAAGGACGGCGAATTTGACGAGCACAAGGTAATGCTGGGCTTTGAGTCAAAGGAGTCCGCTGAGCAAGGCTATCTCTCTAACTATCCCGCTGGCTGGAACATGGGCAGCGTGCAGGAAATGACCGTTGACGAGTTGAACGCCTGGTTGCCAACCGCAAGCGCTGGCGTGCCTGCTACCGCCAGTGAAGAGCCCGAGCCCACCACGGATAGCGAAGAGCCAGCAGGAGAGGGGGAGCCTGTCGAGCAAGGTGACGCCCTTGAGGCTGCGCGCAGCCTCATTGAAAGCGATGAATTCCTAAGCACTACCCGCGACTTTACAAACTCGCTAGGCACCATCAAGGGGATCGATGCCGGGACGATGCCGGGCATGGAGCGCTCGCTGTTTGTCAGCTCAATCACCAACAAGATCAAAACCCGCGCCAAGCGTGACCCTGTGTTAGGTGGCGTCCTGCTGGCATGGCTGAACGAGCAAATGAAAAAGCCGTGGGACAAGCCCGCTATCACCAACCGCAATGCCGTGTGGAAGTCGGTCGATGACTGGGAGCGCTTTAGCCCGCTGTTCGACAAGAGAGCACCCGTGGGCCCTGAGGCGATCGGGAATGATCCTGATGCCGCGCAGAGTGCCGCGACTAATGACGCGCCTGAAGCGCCCGAAAGCCAAGAGGAAACCATGCGCCGCCAAGACAGAGAGTTCTTGCAGTCCGTCATTGACGGCACCGTACCCGACATTCACTCCCCTGACCTTGCCGACCAGATACTGGCGATTATGGAACGCCAGGCCGGAGACGCCGAAACGGAAGAGATGATTGAGCAAGCGGGGGCCGCTTACGAGCGGGCCATGCTGAGCGCCACTGAAGAACTTTAACCAAGGAGTAGGGAATGAAGATTTTTGACGATGCCTCTTCCGGTGGCGGCGCTCACGCGATGATGGCAAGGCTGCGACTGGTCTCCGAGCTTGGCCGGGTCAGAAAAGACCTGATTGCACTGCCAAAAGGTTTCTCTGGCATGGCCGAAAGGCTGAAGCTGGTTAAGCGGGCCAACGAAGTGCGCGCAGAGCTAAAGGCCACCTCATTGGCTGCTGACCCTGCTAAGGCAATGAAGCATGGGCGCGATGCGCCCGAGCCTGTCGAGGCGCCGCGTCGGGCCACGGTCGGGCTTTATAGTCATGATGAGAAGCGCACCAAAGGACAGCGCCAAAAAGCCAACGACGCCGCTATTGAGCTGCTTAGCAGGGTGCAGTCTGGCGAGCTCTCGCGTGATGAGCTGACCGACGACGACCGGGCCGTGCTGGCTGGCTATTCGGGTAACGGTGGCGCGCTGGTGGGCGCGGATGGCAAGAAAGGTTCTGCCTACGAGTATTACACCCCCACGCCGATCGCTGAGGGTATCTGGGACGCCTTGGGCACAATGGGCTTTAGCGGCGGCAAAGTGCTGGATCCTGCTAGCGGTACCGGTGTCTTTGGTGCGGCCGCGCCACGCAATGCGGCCGTTGATGCGGTGGAGCTCGATGAAACGTCTGGCAGCATTAACGACCTGGTCAATTCAGGCCCCGGCTACACGACAACCATTGGCGCCTTTGAGGCGGTGGCCGCCGCGACGCCAGACGAAAGCTATGATGCTGTCGTTACCAACGTACCGTTTGGCACCGTTGCTGATCGCGGTGGCAATCAGAACCTAGATCCCAAGTATCAGAAAGAGACCCTGGAAGCCTACTTTATCCTGAGGTCGCTGGATAAGCTGAAGCCAGGCGGCTTAGCAGCCTTCCTGGTGCCGCCGCGCTGCGTGTCGGGGAGAGGTGGGGCTGAGGTTAAGTTGCGACAGCGGGCAAGCATCAAAGGGGAGTTTCTAGGCGCCTTCAGACTTCCCAATAGCGTCTTTGGTGCTGCTGATGCCGACACGATCACCGACATTATCTTTTTCCGCAAATACGGCCGTGAGGCTGCCGAGAAGATAGCCGAACTGCAGGAGCAATCGCCAGACACGCTTTCCTCCGCCAACGTCATGTGGAGCGACTTTGTTGAGGGGCAGTATTTCAAGGGCGAAGGGAAGCGCTTCATTCTGGGTGAGTTCGTGCCCAAGGATCCCGAGAAGTTCCGTGATGTAGACCGCGTAAAGAACCCGGCAAGCATTCCCGAGGTGGCTAAGATGATTCGCCGCCTACCCGGCAGCCGGGTCGACTGGGCGCTATTGGAGGCGTCAGAGACACAGCCGATCGTTTACCGCGAAGGGGATACGATCACCCAGGCGGGACAGACGTTAGTGCTTACCGGTGGCGAATGGCAGGCGCTTGCTGCCAGTGGTAACGACACCGAAGGGCAGGCGCTTCTATCTCGCTTCAAAGACGCCTATGCAGCCTTTGATGCCAGTATGAGCTATGACGATGCCGTTACGCTTCGCCAGTACATGCGTGACAGCTCGCAAGCGCTGGACATGCCCGGTTGGCTAGCCTCTGCGCTTTCCGCCTTAGACAAGCTGCCTGATAGCGATACGCGCGAGCGTGCGTGGGCGCCTGGGCTGGTGGGGCTTGCCGTTACGCAGGTTTTAGATGAGAACGGCAGGGGCAGCGGTACCGACTTCCTAAGTGGTTATGCCAAGCTTTCTGAAGCAATGCAGCGACACGCAGCTGCCGCTAAGCGCATCAAGGGTGTGGATGGGGATCTACGTCGCGGGCTTGGCGAGCTAACGACTCACTATGGTCGCAAGGGCGGTTACAGCGCGCTATGGCGTGGTGATGTGCAAGATGCGCCGGTTGCCCAAGTGAGCGCCGAGCATGGCTTTGAAGGCCTGTTATATGAGAATCAGTCTAGCTGGGTCAGCTTGGAGCAAGCCCGAACAGTGCTAGGCGATAGCTTTAGCCCGTTTGAGTCGGACGACTGGTGCGTGTCTGCCGATGGCAGTCAGATATGCCGTGCCGATGACTACTACATTGGCAGCTATGGCGACTTTGTTAAGCGCATTGATGCAGAGATGGCGTCAGCGCCCAATGATGCTCTTCGCGCCAAGCTTCAGCGACAAAAAGCAGCCGCCAGCGAGCGTATTGACCGCGTTGACGTGTCGCGCATCACATTCAACCTCTTTAGTCCTTACGTCACGATGGAGGAGAAGGCCGAGTTCCTTCGCCGTTTCGTGCATCCTGGAGCCGTCGTCACCTTTGACGAGAAGACCAGTGAACCGCGCGTTGAGTTCGATATCCCAGGCAGCCAGTTAACCGACCGTGAAAAGCTGATTCGTCGCGTTAGCGCCTACCTCAAGAACGGCACTATCACGCTGGGCGGCACCAAGCTGGACATGGGTGACGCTGAAGGCATTCGCGAGCTGCGCGCTATGGTCAATAAGGCCAATGAGCAGTTTAACGGCTGGGCGCGCGGTAACAGCGGCGTCGTATCGCGGCTTGAAAGCCAAGCAAACGACCCTAAAAAGCTTCGCTTTGCACAGCCAGAGGACGAAAGCCCCTTATCGATTCCGGGTATGAATCCAGAGCTTGAGCTGCACGGCTATCAAAATGCCTACGTACGTTCACGCGCGCGGGACTTCTCCGGCATTAACGGGTTCGATGTTGGTTTAGGTAAGACTTTTACGTCACTGGCAGTCACCCAGTACGCGCAGTCGATCGGCGTAAAAAAGAAAACCTTTTTTGTAGTGCCCAATTCGGTGCTATCCAACTGGCAAAAGGAGAGCGCCAAGGCCTATGCCAGCATTGATGACTGCCTCTACGTGGGGCTTCGCGATGGGCAGGTAGACTCAGCGGCCTACGATGAAGACCTAAGCCGCATAATGGAGAACCGGCACCGCAAGATATTCATGACCATGGAAGCGTTTCAGCGTATCCGCTTGCGTGGCGAGACGATCAAGCGCTACGAACAATACATGCGCAGTGCGGATAGCTCCTTTGCCGAAAGCGAAGACCGCAAAGCTGATGAGCGCGCCAAAGGCAAGGCAGCCACCATTGTCGATGTGCTGGGCAAGAAGAGCGGTGCTGCGCCGTACCTGGAAGACATGGGCGTCGACTCCCTGGTTATTGATGAGGCGCACGCTTACAAGAACTCTGCGACTACCGTGGACTTCACGGGCGGCAAGTATTTGTCTCTTTCCCCCGCATCGATTCGTGGGCTAGATGCGCAGGCTAAGGCGTGGGCCATTCGAGGTGGCAGTGGAAGCCGTGGCGATGGCGTTATCACCCTGACCGCAACACCTATCACCAATAGCCCGCTTGAAATGTACTCCATGATGGCGTTGGCGGTGGGCCACGATCGCGTTAACGATCTGTTTGTGGGTACGTCCGGCGCTGACGGCTTCATGGACGCGGTATGCCAAATTGAGAATGAAGATGATGAAACCATCGACGGTGAAAGCCGCGCGATTAACGTCTTTAAGGGCCTTAATAACGTCGAAATGCTTCGCGGTGCACTGCGTCAAGTAGCCACCATCAAGAACGCTAATGACGTAGGCGGGCAAATCAAGGTGCCGAGCGCGCCTGAAAGAGCCAGCACCATCCAGCTACCGCAAGAAACCATTGTCCGGCTGGAAGAGTACAAGGAGGCATACCGCTACGCCGCTGATGCCCTGGCAGAGCGTGGCCAGAACCGCGGCGATGCTGCTTCTTATGAGCGCGTTGCGGGCAAGTTTGGGGAGTCAATGGAGCTGATCGGCCATCCCTTTAACTTGATTAACAAGATGACCATGCTGATTGCGGACCCTGACCTGGATGCTCGCGTCTCTCGCTATCTGATTGGTGAAGGGCAGATGGAAGAGGCGCAGGCCTTGGTGGATACGTGGAATGCCAAGCCGCCTACCGAGCAGCGCACGCGACCGGGGCCTAATGCCACCGCTGAGGAAGCGGTAAGCGTTAAAACCATCCGTGACGTGAGTCGCGAGGTGGTTGGTCGTCAGTACAAGATGCCGGTTAAAGCATGGATTGAAAACGGCGCTATCGTTCTGGATACCGTCAACTCATCTACACAAGATCGCTTTGAAGCCATGGCCGACAAGGCCAAGGTTGAGGTGGATGTATCGATTCCGCCTAAGCTGGCAGCCATGATCGAGAACGTGCAGACCGAGGCAGCGACGCCACGCGGCGTAGACTCGGAAGGCAATCGTATCCCCTTCGCCAAGCAGCTTATCTTTTGCGACCTGCTGGGCATGCATAACAAAATCCGCCGGCTGTTGTCGCGGCGCGCTGGCGTGCCTTCTTCTGCTATCGCCATCGTCACAGGGCAGCGTAATAACAGCCCTGAAGAGATCATGGAGGTACAGGACGGCTTCAACGCACCGGGGGAAAGCAACCAGTACCGCGCGATCATTGCCAACGAAAAGGCAGAGGTGGGCATTAACCTGCAAAAGGGCACACAGGCCATCCACCACCTAACGATCGGCTGGACGCCGGACAGCCTTACCCAGCGCAACGGCCGCGGTGTTCGCCAAGGCAACAAAACCGATCAGGTCACCGTGTATCACTACGATGCAGACGGCACCTTCGATACGGCGAAGCGCTCTCTGGTCAATAGCAAGGCTGACTGGATAGGCGAAATGATGAAGCCTGATGGTGGCGACAGCCTGGCTATCAGCGGCGGCATGAGTCGCGAGCAGATGGAAGCACTTATCGACGCGGTAGGGGATGGCGACGCCGTGACGCGCGTACAAGAGGCGATAGCGGCCAAGGACGCCGAGCGGCGGGCCACTTCTAACCGTGAACGTCAGCGTATCAACCTGGACACCATCACCAAGCAAAATCAGTTCTTGACTGAAAACGAACGCGCTAGCGACTGGGTGGCCCGTACGATGGGGCAGTTCATGAACGCCATGGGGCAATCCGAGAAAGTGCGGTCGCGCCTCTCCAAGCCCAAAATGAGCGAGTCAGCGCGCGCTAAAAACGAATCAATCCTCGCTGAGCTGGAAGTTAAAGAGCGCGGGCTGCAGCGCCAAATCGAGGAAGCGGCAACGTTCTACAAGGCGAGCTACGACTACCAGTCACGCTCAACCACGCGCATGGAGGGCGAGCCGCCTATTGATGTTCGCGCCGTGGTGACAGCCTTCCTTGATCGCGCCAAGCGCGGGGAGAACAGGGCGCCTGACTTAATCGACGCCTTGCGCGGCGGCAGGCTGGGCTATGGCCATGTTGAAATTGAGGTCAATGAAACGGCTGAGCTGGTCAATGAATGGCACGCTGAAATTGATATGGCCTCGCAGATGCGCAGCCAGGCGGTGAAGAGCTACGCCAAGCAAGCGGGCCTAGCTGGCGGCATGCCAAAAGGTGTTGCCGATGCGTTTGCCAATGGCGAGGGTGTTATGGTTGCCGATACGCCGGTTATCGCAGAATGCTTTATCGTCACTAGCGGCAATTACTACGTGGTCAGCAAAGAGAGCCTTTCCAGCTATCGGCCTTCGGCGATCGGCTATGTGGGTGGTGATATTGATACCGCGCCGCTGCACGCGCTGGTACCGATGGGCGAAGTTGCTTACCCGGGATCGGCCAAGCATGACGAATGCTTGTTTGCGGCTGCCAAAATTGAAGATACCGAGGAGCGCAACGGCAAAACTGTGTCGCTTTATTCCGACGCGTGCCCTGCAGTGGCCACGCAGCGAGAGACGGACATTTCAGCGAGCTATCCGGTTTACCATTATTCGCTGCCAAGCCCGCACTTCCCGCTACCCATTCGCCCGAGCGAGGCGGAAGACTCGCCTTTACTGGCGCGTATCTATGATGAGCAAAAGGCCGTCATTACGCGCTGGGAAGACATGCATTTTGTGGTGAACAATAGCGTTGAGGTAGTTCGCGAGAAGCCCCCGCGCGTGGAGGCGCTGCGTGATTACGCCATAGCCCACAGCCTGAAGCTGTCATTGTCAGATGTCGCAGGGCAGACTTACCCCATAAAAGCGCTGATCCATGAAAGCATTGATGATGAGCAGTTTGATCGCGCGCTGGTCGGGGATACCGGCGAAGAGATTGGTAATAGTGTTGAGCGGTATATGGAAAGCACCGTGCCCTGGTTCGACTTTGATGGGGAGGCGCATTCATACTTGCCTTTTCATCTACAGCGCAAAGCTATGATGGCAGTTGCCGCTAAGGCTATCGATGATCCTGCAGAAGCGCCGGAAGCGGAGCCTGAGCCCGCGTCAGGTGAAGATCCTGACGAAATGGTGCTGATTGAGGGCGACACGCGGGCATGGAAAGACCGCATCAAGGAGTATGGCACTCGGTACGGCAGCTATCGCCGCTGGGTGCGCAAAGACCTGGCGTGGCGTGTCCGGCGCCAAGCATGGAGCGCGTTAACGTCCGACCATCCGCGTGCGGCGCAAGAACTTAACCTGAGAGGCTAGCATGGCACTTACCGAGCACTTGTTTGACAAAGAAGAGATTGCGGCGCTAGTCCAGCAGAAGGCGAGCGCGCTCAAAGAAAACCGCGGCTATAGTGACTTCCCCGGCTTTGCGCTGGGGGTTATTGAGCGCCGCTTGGCGAAGGATCCGCTTCGGTACCGCGACTACGGCCCTTACTGGTGGGCAGTCAAAGCGCTACTGATTGACAGCGATCGCGAGCTTGGCGAGCGGGACGACCCGTTGGTACGCGCCACGTATCAAGGTGACTCCCCCGCTGAAACGATTGTCATGGCAGACGCGTTTCGCACCCTCTACCTAGCGACACAGGCAGTAGGCACGAATCAGTTTGTCTTAGACGGTGATACAGGCGCGATCTACACCTTGGAAGATCCTGACATGGAAGAGCGCGTCACCGCCTAAACCGGAAAAACCCCCGCCTTCAGCACATTGGCATGGCCCACTATCAGGCCATGCCTAAATCATCCCCCTCAGGGCATCGGCGAGGCTTCCTCTCACGACTCGGCATCGGTGCCAAGAAGTGGGAAAACGAACATCTCCCCGAGAGCCACGAAATCACGCCAGCCGACACCATGCTCTATGGTGCCGGTACGACGACTGTTGCAAGCCTGCTGGCCTCTGGGAATCGGCAGGCGCGCACACGACAGGCCATTTATGACAAGTGGGCGCAAATGGAGGCCGACCCCATTGTGTCGTCCGCCGTTAAGCTGCTTGTCACGTCCGCGCTAGGGGGGCATGAAACCTCTGGCGATATTGTGTTTATCGAAAAGCGCCCTGCTGCCGAAAAGGATGAGCAGCTAGGCAAGATGGTCGACGATATTCGCGAAGACCTCTCCGCGATACTTAACCGTGCCGCTTACCCAATGGCCTACTTAGGCAGCGTGTTCGGTGACTCCTACGCCCGCATCTATACCGACGCCCGTGGCGTTGTGGATCTTTACGTTGACGAATTAGTACGCCCTCCGCTGGTCCAGCCGTTCGATCGAGGCAGTCGCACCGTGGGCTACGCCATCTATACCGGTGAGCGCAATTTTCAGCGCCTGGATACGTCGCAGATGGTGCGCATGAAGATGCCGCGCAGTCAGTGGGTACCCCAGCACGGTGTCTTTGAGAAGTCGCTTAAGGTCGCCTTAGGAACCGACGATGTAAACGATCTACCGCTAATGCCCGCCATGGCAGGTGGGTCGCTGATCTATCCCGCCGAAGAGCCCTACGACAATCTGACCGCAAGCCTGTTAGGCCTGGTGGGTCAACGTTGGATGGACAGCATTGACGAGCAAATGCTGACGGTGAACCTCAATGACATGTCGAAGGACATGCAAAAGAGCTTCATGGACTCCGTCACCAAGATGCTGAAACGCTCAAAGGAGATTGCTGAGGAAGCCGTAAAAGGCGGCAAGCCCATCATGGAGCGGGTACGGCACGTCATACCGGTGTTTGGCGAAAAGCAGCTAACCCGCGTTGAGGGAGGCGGGCAGTCAGGTCGCGCAGACAATATCAGCATCGAGGACGTGATGCTTCACGCCCGACTGCTTTCCGGCGCGATCGGCGTGGATCTATCAATGATCGGGTTTGCTGACCAGATGAGCGGCGGGCTGGGCGAAGGGGGATTCTTCCGAACGTCCGCACAGGCAGCCGAGAGCGCCCGCGTGATCCGCGTTTCCCTGGCCGAAGCGTTCAACCACATTATCGACATGCACACGCTCAAGCGCTATGGAACTGTATTCCCGGCCAGTGAGCGCCCTTGGCGCATTTCGTTCTATGGCTCCATTTCTGCCCTGGAGGCAGAGCGTCAACGCACGCTGAACGATGGCATGGGCGTTGGTATCGGCTTAGCGCAAGCCATCGGGGCCATGCGCGACATGGGGGCTTCCAAGAAGCTAATGAAGACCTTCCTGACCGAAACCATGCAGCTAGACGAAGAGCAGGCCGAAATTTATGCCGAGCTTGCAGAGACTGCCAAGGATGAAGGCGGCGGCAAGGGGTGGCCATGAGTCTCTTTGACAGCATTAGCGCGGCAGGCAAAAGCGGCAACCTACTGGGGCGCACTGACGGCGCGATACGCAGCGGCGCTGCCAGCCTAGGCAATCAGGCTGGAAACATGGCCGGAGGTGGCAAGCTAGCAAGCGCTATCTCTCAGGCCGGGGCCTCCATGGGGTCTCAGGCGGTTAGCCGTGCCGTCAATAGCCATATTCCCCCTACGATGCGCAATGCGATCAATTCAGGCGCGAATTCGCTTAGTCAAATTGCCAGTGGCGATATTGAAGGTGGGCTCTTAACCGCGCTTGAGTCTGGCTTTGCTGGTGACGCGCTAGGCAACCTGCTAGGGGGGCAGTCCAGCCAAGGTCGCTATTGGGGCGGCGCCAATATGCTGTATGGCGGCATTACTCCCACTGAAGCCAAGCGCATTTTTCAAGAGGCGGTAGACGCCAAGCGTGCCAAAAAGAACCTTTTCCTGCTGACCGTGCAAAGCGCGCTGGCTGGCGACTTCTCCCATGAATTTAACCTTTTCTGCACCGATATTGAGCGAGGCCCTAGCGAGGTTTCTGGCGGCAAAGTGCGCGCCGGAAGTGCGCAGCTAGACACGCTTACCCAAGCCGAGCCTGTCGTGCTGCGAATCACCACTATGGATGACCGGGCAGGCACGTTAAAGCGCTGGTTTGAGGCCCACATTGCCGCGGTTGCTGCGCAGGATGGGACGTTTGGGGTGCCTGCTGATTACTCAATTGTCTTTACCGTCCAGCACGCCTTTGTAGGTGATGTAGGTGGCTTTACGGGGCGCGTCCTGTGTCGCGCTCAGTCCTACGAAGTGTCTCTTTCGCGCCGCGAAGACGCCCTTGAAGAGCTGCAAATGACGTTTACGCAGCTTGATACCTTCATGAGTCCCTAGCCATGCAATTAAATCACGACAACAGCGGCTTCTTGGTCGGTGAGCGGCTTAGTGCCGAGGATGTTACAGGCCGTTTGGACGCGATTCGGGATGAGTTGCGTGCGCTACGAAAAGACATTGGCGGTCAGTCGGTCGGTAGCCGTGGAGCACCTGTAGCCAATAAGCCAACAGAGGCCAATAGCAGCCCAGCCCCACGCCAAGCAAAGCCAGAGGCAGCGACCCCGCGTCACGATGAGATAGTCGTTCGGGTAGACCAGGAAAAGCCCCCGGCAGTTGCAGCGACAAGCCAGCAGCGTGATCTAGGGCAGTACGTTTACAGCCAAGCGGTAGCGCCTGACTCTCCCGCTAACCAGGCGCCCTTTAATCTCAATACCGCATCCACTGTCAGCCCCAGTAGAAGCGTAGGCTCGAATGCCGCAGCAGCGACCCCTAGCAAAGACATTGGCGGTCAGTCGGTCGGTGGCCGTGACGCCAGCGGTCGGTTCGTGCCAAAGGACGGTGGAAGCGCCGCGGCTAACGCTCAAGACGAAGAGGACAGCAATGGGCTGCTGATGAAGTCGATCAACGGCTTGGGCGATCGTATGGCAGGCGCTGCCAGAGAGATAGGGGCAGGCAGCGAAGAGGCCGACCCCACTGTTAAGGCCTTTAACGAGGTGGCACAGCCCCTTTCCCGCGGCTTCGGTAAGATCATGGGCGATGGGTCAGACCGCAAGCAGGAGCGCTGGTACCGCCGTTTCTGGCTAATGATGCGCGGCACGCGCCGCGAGGATCGTGAAGAGGGCAAACAGCAACGCCGAATCCTGAAGAACATTGAGCGCAAGCCAACAGGCGGCGACAGCGGCTCTATGCTGTGGCGCGGGATCATGCTGTTACTGGCCCCCATTACCGGCATGCTATCTCTACTTGGCGGTCTGCCGATTGCGCTAGCGGGTGCGGTGATAGCAGGGCTCAAGGGGCTATTGACCGCGCTAGGGATGGGCAAGATAGCCCGCCGAATGACCATACCCGGCAGTGGGCGGTCTACGTCACAGCGAGGCGGCAGCGCTCGCGGTGGTACGGCCAGGTCGGCAGCAGGCGTAGGCGCTAGTCAGCGACAGCAGGGCGGTGGGTCTCGGTTAGGTGGTGCGCCCGCAGCTAGCGGTGGAAGTGGTGCGGGACGCCTCCTGAAAGGCGGCATGCGCAAGATACCGGGCATCGGTGCCCTGCTTGGCCTTGGGTTTATGGCTAGCGATGTTGCCGCCAGCGAAGGTAGCGACGCCACACGGGCTGAAAAAGACACCATGACTGGGCGCGCGGTTGGCGGCGGCCTTGGCGGCATCGCAGGCATGGCGGGCGGCGCGGCTGCCGGTGCTGCCGTAGGCTCAGTGGTGCCGGTGGTGGGCACGGTTGTCGGCGGTCTTATCGGTGCGATCGCTGGTAGCTACTTTGGTGGCAACGCAGGCGAGACTATCGGCGAAGAGGTTGGTGGATGGGTGACGGATCTACGTCAGTCCAACCTAATCTCATCGCTTGCTCAGCGCTGGGAATATGCCACCACATTTATGTCCAGCCTGTGGTCTCAAACCAGCGAGGGCGTAGCGGCGCGCTGGAACGTTGCCACTGATGCTTTCCAGGGCCTGTGGGATAGCAGCACCGCCAAATTCAACAGCACTTGGGAATCGCTGTCCGGCTCCCTTGCTGAACGATGGGCATCCGTTACTGATGAGATGAAAGGCATCTGGAGCGGCGCCGTATCCATCGCTGCCGAAGGCTGGAGTACGCTTACCGATGCCATGGGTGGCGTCAACGACTGGATAGCTGAAAAAACGGGCGTTGATATAGGACAGGCTACTCGCGATGCCGGCGAATGGGTGTCAGATCGGGCAGTCGAATCAACAGAATGGGTAGCAGGTCGCGCCGAGGCGGCAGCCGATCGTGTCGAGGGTGCTACTAGCTGGCTGGGTAGCAAGATATCAGCGGGTGCGAGCTGGGTGGGCGAAAAGTCCGGGGTATCAACCGCGGTTAATGCAGTGCGAAATGCCCATAACGAGGCATCGGCAACGCCAGCGCTCACTCAGGCTATGGCAGAGGCCGGAATTACTGACCCCAATGAGCAAGCGGCTTTCATGGGGCAGATGCATCATGAGTCGGGCGGCTTTCGCACTATGGAGGAGAGCTTTAACTACTCCTCTGCTGATCGCATCATGGCTGTTAGCCGCACCGCCAGAAACCAAGGCCCCGAAGCGGTAGAAGCCGCTATGGCCCAGGGCCCTGAAGCTATTGCCGAGCTTATGTACGGCGGTCGCATGGGCAATACTGAACCCGGTGATGGTTACCGCTACCGTGGACGCGGCTTTACGCAGCTAACAGGGAAGG